CATATCCATTGTTGTTGATTTTTGAGCGGTTAAATAAAAGCACTCAGGCGTTATTTGTCTGAATACCTTCTCAGCATTTACAAAAAATGCTGGAAGCTTGTTTTCAATTTTGAGCCATAAATTAGTGTCATTGATTTGATGAACAGGCTGGTCCGAACTAAAAGCTTGATGGCTATAATAAGTAATCCAGTTTGTGTCGTATTTTTTTCTACTCATAGATCATCCAGTGGATCGCAATATCTAATTTTACAAAGTATCTCAGCTAATTTTGATGCCAATCTAGCTCCAACTACTGGATCAAGTTTCATGTGTGAACCAAATAGTGCTAAATGTTCAACATCATTTTCAGATAATCTATATTCATTCCAATCAGGAAAATTTAATCTGTAATTTAAAAATTCTTCTGTCTCCTTCTTTTGTTTTGCAGCTTCTTTGGCTACTTGAGTTGCATTCACATATTCTTTTTCTGCTGTGTTAGGAAATTTAATTATTTCAGCCATGTTCTATAAATATCCTTATCTTTTTCTTGCATTACTTTTGCTTGATACAAATAATTTTCAGCATCATCGTATGTATCTTTTTTGAATTTGTGTTTAGTTCGATATAGCTTGGCAGCTACATACATATTTGAAACCATCCATCCTGGAATAGGATCTTTCAAGTTAAGCAGAACACTCCAAATTTTTCCAATACCATTTAAAGCATCATCAAAATTTCCGTATTCTGCTTCCTTGATTTTACGGATCAGTTTAAGCTTTTTGTCGTGTCGCTTTTCCATTTTTAGTTTGCTCCGTAAAGTTTTTATGAGCTTGAACTATGTAATAAGAAGCTGTCTTTGCCATCGATTGAGGCATTTCAAACTGTTTATCTGATAGTTCTCTCAATTTAACGTACGTATCCATTGATAACGCAATTGATTTATACTTTTCCGTATCCACCTTATTTCTCCAAAGATGCTGGATCAAAAGTTTGATCAACATCATTTAATTCCAACTCCTCAACTCTGTGCATCCAATAGTACGTGCTATCTTTTGGAAGTTTACCAGTTCCAGAAGCAGAAGCTTTGTATGCTCCTATGCGATATTTTTTTCCGTCTGGTGTTGTGATCGTACCTTTTAAATCATAGGAGTTTGGATTCTCCTTTTTTATATTTGGAAAAACAACTCCTAATGATTTACGTTCTTTTTTTTCTTCAGTCATTATTTTATGACTCCATTGGTCTCAAGTTTATTTTTAATCAGGTTAAATTTTTCCAAAAAGAAAGAGTAGGCGATAGGATTATTAATCTTTACCGTCTGCATTAATTTTTGATTGTTACTTATCCATGATTTATACGAACCGAGATGAGAGACCTTATCAAGCTCGGTTAATGCTTTATCTAATTCAGATGACTGATTAGCTATTGCAATTCCTACTTCTTCAGCGCTTGCTACGCTGTCATTTACCAGGCCACACATGCTCAAAGCTCTACTAATGCAGCTCGTTTCACAATTTTCTACATAGCTAGTTTGATTTATCCTGGATGCAGCACGAAATTCCTGGCCTGTTCCAGTGGCAACATGCTTGCCAGATATATATATATCAGCTTGCATCATTACTTGTTTATCGTCTTGATGAATAACTTTAGTAACTATATCAAGTTCACTACCAAGATTTCTTCTTGCAAGAGCGATTTTTGTAGCGCCAAGAACATATTCTTTTCCGTGAATCGGCACTGTTCCACCTTTATAATTTTTCTTAAAATCATTGATGGTTTTTATTAATTTATCATCTGACATATATAATAACCTCCTATAATTATTGTTGTTAAAATGATTATTGTTGGAGAAATCATATGACATCACTCCACAATTCTTTAGCTTGCTTCACAAATTCATGACCAATGTTCCAATAAAAAGGATGTGAGAAATTAGGTTCTGTGTCTGCTATTAATTCTCTAATGATTGCATCTCTATCGTTAAGATGAGAATACCTGGTTAATAATCTTTCTCTTCTGATACATCTATTGACTAACTGATTATAATAATTTTTAATATTTTCTGGTTCTAAATCCGCACAGTTCTCTTTTGAAAATATTTGATAACCATCCGCAGACAGATAAACTAAATACGGCATACAAGGACAAACATGAGAAAAAAAAGATGTCGTATAGAAGCTTAGCTGTCTGAGATGATTTACTAATGGATTAGATGGTAGTTTAGCCTTTGAGAAGCCTCTGCTACCATCCTTTCTCATCTTCATTGGCTTTTGCCAAACTGTTTTGAACTCCAAGACTGAAAGCCGACTCTTTGAGCCAGTGGCATTGTCACCTCCGCCAAAATCTTGAAAGATCATGTCAGTTCTTCCACAGATTGGAAGTTGAAGCTTGTTGTCAGTGTGATTGATACTATCTTCAGCAGATATTTTTTTTGCTTTATCAGCACCTAATTTTTCACACGCTAAAAAACCTTGTCTAATAGTTTGAGGAATAGTTTCTTGATAGTGTTCAAACTTATGTCTGTCAGTATCATTAACTGGATTATACTCTCTGAATTTCTCAACAGCTTTTTGTATTGCTGCATCTTTACTAAGCTTTTCATTTTTTTGTGGTTGTAATTTTTTTGTAAGTGGATTCATTTTCCAGATGTCATCTGAGTAGTGCCATTGAAGAGCATCATTACAAACAACGCCAGCCATCATGTTAGCGTTGCCTTCAAGCAACCTTCTAGTTTCTTGATCGAGAATTATTTTTTGGAAAAGAAAAGGACCAAACTCCATTTGCGCAGAAGTTGGTGAGTGGTGATTGTAATTTAAAGTTTTAAAAATTCCTGGAAGTGGAATTTCATTTAAAGGATCGTCTAATTTTTTATCTAATTTATTCATACGGAGTGTTATAAACTCCTAGTATTAATAGTAAAATAGATTTTACTTAAAGTAGAACGATGACTTAGTTTTTAGTGAATTTAAGAATTTTAATGTCTTTAGTTTCTTTCGTGTCTTTTGTTACGTCAATCTTTGGTTTTGGTATTGCAAACTTATTATTTTTCTTGAAATGTTCTAGTTCTGATAAATAAAAAATGTATTTTCCATACTCAACTCTTCTTTTTGGAATAAAATCATTGTGTAATTTACATCTTTTATCATAACGATAATGAAGATCAGGAAGTCTCATATCTAAATGGTCAGCTGCTTCTCTATAATTACATTGATAATCTTCTTTTCCTGTAAATGGATTAATTACTTTTTTCATCTAACCAGCTTTCTTTTTTTTTCCAAAGTAATTAAAATTTTGAGAAGAAAGATTATCTTCTGTAAACATCAATTTTTTTTCTTTGAACAGTTGTTCATCTAATCTTTTTTGAAAAATAGCAATTTGTTCATGTATTTCATTGGCTTGTTTTTCATATTTGTCAGCTGTAATTAATTGTTTTTTTAATTGGTCTTTTAATATTTGGTGTTCTCTTCTTAATTTTTCTTCCATACGATATTCACTCGGAGGTATTGAACCTTGTTTATCTGTGTCATCAACTAAAGTATCTGTGTTCACCATTGCAACAACAGGAGAAATAAAAGTTGGTTTAAAATTTTTTAAAATAAATTTACTTTCCATATCATCAACAAAAGGATCAGGATTTATTAAATTAGATTTACCTCTAATATTTTCATAAACACCAAAATAAAATTCAGTTTCAATACAATTAGGATCTAATTCTGGATTTGGATAAACTTCTCTTCCAACAATACATAATTTATTTAAAGCAGCATCATCATTATTTTTTTTGTAATAATAAAAAGCTACCTGATTATGAAACATTGTACCTTTAGCGTCAACTTTAATTGCTTTAATATCAGATCGCCAAATATCTCTAGGAACAATTGTTATTTCTGTGTCTCCAACATTTGTATTATAAGAATAAATTTCTCCTGGAGAATATGTTTTTTCCATATCAACTGGAATCATTAAATTAACCTTACCCCAGACTGGAATAGTCATTTTATTAAACATTAAATCTACAGGATCACATTTTAAAATTTCAGCATATTTTAAAGCAACGTCTCTTGAGATTGCTCTTGAGCCTGATGTATGAGTATAAGTGGTGCTTTCTTTTTGT